CACATGAATGTAATGATCCTTTAGCACAGCGATTTAAAGATGCTATTGACACAACTTGTGAAAAACATAAAATCTATATATAAGTTATATGGATCATTGGATAAAATTCGGTATAATAGCAGCCATATTAGTTGCAATTTCTGATTTATTTAGAAAATATCTTGTTAGTAAGATTGATCCAGTTATAACTGTATTAGTCCCTTTAAGTATAACAGGGATACTATCTATTATAATCTTATTAACAAATGGTTATAAAAAAAAAATTGAGAATATTGAAAACAAAGAATTGTGTTTATTATTATTGGGTGGTTTTATGATACCAACTACTCATTATTTTATCACAAAAACAATACAAGGGATACATAATCCAGGTTATGCGAAAACTATTGTATCATTAAATATATTGATATCATCTATATTATCTTTATATTTTTTCAAAGATGCTAAATTGAATGAGTATACCGGATGCGGTATATTATTAGTCTTAGGAGGAACATATTTAATTACTAAAAAAGCGTAAAAATTTAAAAAGCGTAAAAATTTAAAAAACGTAAAAATTTGATTATTTATTTTATAATTTTATTATCTTTAAACAATGTCTCATTCAGTTGAAAGACCCGTTCAACTCGGACTATGTTGTATGAATGTGACACTCAAGAAACATAAACCTCCTGTTTATGCGGCGAGGAGGATTATTGTCAAACAAATCGATAAATTGGGTATAGAAGAGTTAAAAAAAAGAACACTTCTTAATTTGGAAGATTTATTGAAAATGTTGAAATGGAACGAAGAAAATGGTATCCGTGTATTTCGCCTATCATCTGAGATGTTTCAACATAAGAATAATCCCAAAGTTCCTAACTATACTTATGACTTTGCTATAGAACATCTAAAACAAGTAGGTGAATATTCTAAGTCAGTTGGTCATCGTCTAACATTCCATCCGGGGCAGTTCAATAATCTTGGTTCACCATCTACTAAAGTAGTTGAACAAACATTTAAGGATCTCGTTTATCATGCTGAAGTATTAGATTTGTTAGGATATCAATATGATACACCCTTAGGTAAAGATTCTGTGATGGTTATTCATGGTGGTGGTACATACGGGAACAAAAAAGAAGCTATTAAACGTTGGATTGAAAATTACTACAAACTCCCTCAAATAGTTAGGAACAGATTAGTCTTAGAGAACTGTGAAAAATGTTATTCTATTCTAGATTGTTTGGAAATATCTGCGAAAGTATCCAGGAAATCTGATGAGTTTCTACCAGTTGTATTGGATACTCATCATTTTGAATGCTATAAAAAATTACATCCTGAAGAAAAGTTCCGCGATCCAAGAGAATATATACCTTTGGTACTAGAATCGTGGACAGATAAAGGAATTAAACCAAAATTTCATGTATCTGAACAAGGTTCTGGTAAGATAGGTCATCATTCTGATTACATTGAAATTCTACCTGAATATCTCTTAGAAATCCCCGAAAAATACGGTATAAACATAGATATAATGATAGAAGCTAAGGCAAAAGAACTAAGTATTCATAAATTGTATGAGAAATATCCGCAATGTAATTGCTTAAAACTTAATCCATATTATAGTTGTAAAGAGGTAATGGAAACTAATTATATAGAGTCTACTAATGAAAGCCAGGGACATGGTAAGGCATATGAAACAGATATATTAAAAAACTGTTTCAATTTATCAGATGAATTAATCAAAGAATATTCACATATTGAAAAATATGATATTAAATCTGAACATAATACTATTAATAATAGAAACGTTTCAATTAAAACTAGTAATAATATGACTATTGATTGTGGTGATATTTGTAGATTTCTAACATCTGAAAATATGGATATAATATCTGTTATATATAAACAGCAAGATGGTTTTAAAGTAGCTGAAAAAACATTAATTATTAATTTTGATGATTTAATAGAAATTTTGAAAAATGATATAGAACATTTTTGTCAAATAAAGTTTGATGAATGGTTTGAAAAAATTAAAGATTACGATAAATATGTGAAAGGATTACCTAAGGAATATTATCCAGAATCTAAACAAAAATTATTAAAAGATAGAGAACATATAATAAAAAAAAAAGAATTATGTGAAAATATACCATATTTTAATATTGCTCCTAAAATAGACAGTTCACAACAACGCGTCCAGTGCTCTATTAATTTGCAAAAAATAAAAGGATTAACTATTAAAGAATATGATGGTGGTAAATTATATGATAAACAATATAACAAACATATAATATCAGGTAAGAGAATACGTAAAACTAAATCTATTTAAAACGTAGCGCACATATTAATTTAATATATTTAATGGTTTTAAAATCTTTATCATGTAATACTATAGGACTTTGTAAACATATGTCAACTGGTATAGAATATGATAATGAAACTTTAATCGTTGAACTTTTAGATAACTCTGATAAATCAATTAGAATGAAAAATAATGCTAATACTGATGATTGTATAAGGATAATAAATGGTGAAGATTTTTTTTTATTGAAAGATACAGGTAGAGGTGTATCAGATAGCAATATTTATGATAAAGTTTTACGTTATTATGAAATTGATTCTGATAATTCAATAGGTATGAATAAAAGTGGTATTGGACTGAAATATGTTATAAATAATTTAATGAAACATAGCAATATTACTATTTTATTGTCTAAAACTGATGATGGAGACGATTATTCTATGGCGATATTAACTAAAATATGTGATGAAATTAAATATGATGAAGATATGGTAAATATAACTAGTAAAAATTCAATAAGAAGTTTAATTGATAAATTAATGGATGAAGATGGATTCTTAATTTTAATTATAAAAGATACACTTTATTATGATGAAATAAGTTTTGATGATTACAAGAAAATATTAGAAAAATATATAGAAAAAATAAATAATCCAATTACATATGAACCATATCCAGAATTAAAAGAAACTATAGAAGAATTATTTGTAGATGATACACGGTTATATAAAATATATCTAAATGATGAATTAATTGAATATAATGAATTTATTGATGATAATGATATAAATATGTTTGAAATTAATATAAATATTAAATTATCCGAAGATAATCATCCACAATTGTTTATAGAAAATACCGATTTAAAATTTATTTATACAAAAAGAGATTTTGAAGTATTAGAAAAAACTAATACAAACACAATAATTGATGAAGAATTACAACCTTTAGCAAAAGTTACTTTTTATAAAGAAAAAAATGGAAGCAAAATAGAACCGAATGGTAGTTTTATAAATTATAGAATGGATAATGAAAGGAATATATGTAAATGTCCATTATCACGTGTCCCAGGGTTTCAAAAAAATACTATGAACTATTTAAAAATAGATTGTAATATAACTAATCGCGAATATTGTATAAACAATATATTAAAATCAATTAAAACAAGCACTAATCATAAGCATTATGATCCTACTGAAAACCTCAAAAGACTAAATATTTGTTTAACAAAGTTAATTATGAATAAAGATATATTAGAACACCATGAGTGGACACTAGAAAAATGGTGTAAAAATAATAAGTGTATAAGTAATACTGGTAATTTATATCATTTAAAACAAAGTGAAATAGACACTATAATTGATAATGATAGTGATATTGGGTTAGAAGGTAATGGTAATGATGATAGTGATATTGAGTTAGAAGGTAATGATGATAGTGATATTGAGTTAGAAGGTAATGATGATAGTGATATTGAGGTAGAAGATAGTGATAGTGATAGTGGAGATAATGACACTGATATTAGTGAAGAATTTAATAATACCGTTGAATATAATGATTCAACTAAAAGGAAAGATTTTAATGATTCCCAAGTAACAAAATATAAACAAAATAATGGAAATAAATGTTTCTTATGTGGTGTAAAATTTACTGAATATAAATGTAAAACAGGATATATGGAAATATATTCACATAAAGATCATTGGAACGGAAATTCAAATGATAATAGATATACAAATCTGAGACTGCTATGTTTAAATTGTCATGAAAGAAAAACGCGATTACAAAAAAAAAACGAGTTTTCAGAAGATATAGTAAATTGTGAATTCACATATCATCCTTGGGAAGCTATTAAAGATTAATTTGAATGATACATAATTTCTAATAATTTATTTATACCTTTAATGAATATTGGTTTAGATATAGAACGCGCACCTACATTAGAATCATCTATCCAATTTATTTCTTTATATTTTTCATAAAATGTATTTTTATCATAACCATCATCTAGTTTTATAAATAACCATGCTTCTGGATAACATTTTATACCATCTTCATAATCTTTTGATATCCTACCACAAGTATCTCCTCCACCTGCTCTTAATATTCCAAAATCAGGTTTTTCTATAAATATATTTTTCCTTTTAATAGCTTTACCTTCATCATTCACTTTTAATACTTCTAAACTAGGTTTCTTTATAAACTTAAAACCTTTTTCTTTTGGTTTTTCTTCAACATACCTGTTATATGGTTTATTTATCCATATTTGAAATACACAAGGGACATTATGTATTTTTCCATCAATTATAAATGAATTTTTATCTAAATCTGTTTCATAATCTAAATGAAAATTTAACGGAAAACTTTTTTGATATGATTCTTTTTTAAAACTTTTAGGTAATATAAAAGATATACTATCACTAAACGTTGCACATTTTTTAATAAATTGTTTAGCTAAAGAAGATTGTCTACCAAATGGTGGATTTCCTATAGTATGCATATTTTTAAAATCAGTTGTATCTAATTTAAGGAAATTTTCTTGCATTATATAGTTTTTTTTAGGTTCTATATCATAACTATCGATATTATAATTATTTTCAATAAAATAATCACTAAATGAACCATCTCCTGCACTTGGTTCTAATATATGCGCATTTTTATCAGTTATATGTTTTAACCATATATCAATACATTTAGCAGATACATTTCTATTTGTATAAAATTGGTCTTTAATATCCCTCTTTATACCTGTTTTATTATTTTCATTAACATTACTAATACATTCATCAATATCCATATCCCCTCTATATACTTTAAGCAAGATAATATATAATTCCAAATTAATTTGTCCGATTAAATTTTCTAATAATTTCCGCCTAACAGCTATTTTAAAATTTTTTAGTAATTTTGTTTTATCTTTACTTTTAATAGTTTCAAATAAATTGTTTTCATATTTTAAATAATTTAACCACAGATACTCTAGATGTGTTTTATCAAATAATTTTGATATATTCTCTTTATTTTCTACATTCAATTGTCTATCATATTTCATATTTAATGGATCTAGTTTTAAACCTTTTATATGCTCCCAGAATTTACCTCGACCATTTCTATCTAGACTAGTGCCTTTAAATTCTTTACCTGTTAAAGGACATATGAAAGATTGTAGATTATAACCTAATTCTATATATTCATTACATTTATTAATATCAGTCGTAAATATTTTATTATTATCATCAGATACTAGTAATCGTATTTGATGCATATTATTTAATATGCGAAAGATAATTTTAAATCAAATTTAAAAATAAAATTATTATATTAAATGGAATTTTGTGAACACATTAGATATTTTATGAATAGTTTAATGGATTCAATTTATGAAAGAGAAATGTATATGAATAGGTATATTATACTCATTTAGTTAGCTATTTGATTTTGTAGCTTACAAACAAACTTAAAATAAAACTAGGATAATCTGAAAAAGTTACAGACAAACTAAAATGTCTCGTGAAGATGTTAACAACTGGTCCAGATTCACCCTCATCTGTAAGCCCGAGCAGTCTGGTAAAACTTTCATCATGATTCAACAGATTATCAAAGATCTTGAAGAAAAAGACCCTGATGGAAAGAAGACTGTTAATTTCATTTTCTGTGACAACAGTCTTCTCCTTACAAAGCAGACCGGTGAGAGAGTAAAGAATGATCTAGAAGAGTATCAAGTCAATGGAGAGCTCTACATTGAGCTTTCTTCTCACAATAGGACAGAACATCATGATTGGCGGTCAGTTGTGGGAACTCTTGCCACATCTGAGGTGAATAATGTTCTATGCTGTACGAATAGTGTTCGTGTTGATGATGTTTATGAAATTATTCAGCGTCTGAATAACTATCATTTGACCGAAAACAAATTCATGTTCAAAATCTGGTTGGATGAAGGAGATAAATTCATCAAACCCATCGATTCTACCTTCAAGCCTCTCGTAGATGAATATGAGAATGTGAATGTGTATTGTATCACTGCTACACCAAAGAAACTCTTTGATGTTTACAAACAGATGAATGTATTTCCAATAGAGAATACCACTACACCAAATTACCATGGGTGGAATGATAATGATATCACACTCGTTGACCATGTAGCTGGAAATGATTTTGTAAGACATGTGTTAGATGAGTGTGCAAAAGAGTTGATTGTTCCAGGTAGTAAATGGTTTATCCCAGCAGGACATACTAAAAAGTCACATAAGGCAGTTAAAGACATCTGTGTTGAACGAGGTATAGCTACATTCATTGTGAATGGTGAAGGGATACAAATATACTTTCCAAACAAGACTTTTCATATTTTCAATAAAGATGAAGAACTCAATACCCTACTCAAGAAAATTTACAAACAATATCATCTTGAGAACTATCCTGTAGCAATTACAGGTAATATTTGTATTGGAAGAGGAATTAGTATTGTTTCTGAAGATTTTATGTTTGATTGTGGTATCTTGTCTCTTTGTCACAATCAACAAGAAGCATCACAAAACTCGGGTAGGTTGAAGGGAAATATTAAAGGTTTCTCAACTTACAAACCTTTTAAAGTTTTCACTACAGAACAATTTGATAAAGTAGCGAAAGAATGGGAGAAGAAATCACGTGGGCTAGCTGAACTAGCATTTAAGAGGGCTGAAGAAGGCAAATCTACGATTATTACTAAGAACGAATTTAAGACAGTAGGTGAAGATTTTGAATACATAGTTCATCCTGAACTATTCAGTAGTTATGCGAAAGCTCAAGGTTTCTTGGTTACAAAACAAAGGCAAATGAATACTAAAACTAAGGCTAGTAAAAAATCAGTTATTCATTCTTCAGAAGCTACTAGAGGATATATGGTGACATCTAAGCTTTTAAAAGGTGGGAAAAGTGTTAAAGATCTTAGTTATGAAGATGTCCTAACTATTGAGAAAGCTAATATGATAGCACCAGCAACTTGTATATCATCTACTGATAAAGGAAGTAGGTACCTTATCTTACCTGTCTATGAAAATGAAAGCACGCCTGCAAATAAAGCTATGTATCAGGTTAGATACATTTCATTCAAGAAATAAGTTATATAGAATTAGTTATTCACAATTAAAATTTATTAATATAAAAGTCCTAATGATGCCGGTAAATAAGATATTACCATAATAACACCACCCATAGCATGTTCATGTTTTTTCTCAACTGTTTTATAATTATTGTTAAAGAATCCATAAATATATGTTAATGATAATAATAATACTATAAATAATACTAAAAATAATAAAAAGTATTTCACAATATTCAAAACTATACTTAATTTTTTATTCATTTATAATATTAAATATATTATATAATATGATAATATGAATAAAACAGATTTAAGGAAAAATAAAAAAACTATTAAGAGGAATAAAATAATCAAAGGTAAAATTTTTAAGAAAAAAACATTAAAGAGAAAAAGAACAATTAAGAGGAAAAAAATAATCAAGAAGAATGAAAAAATTAAAGGCGGGGCAACTATAGAACCCGGACTAATGCGGGAATATTTTATATTAGCAATGTATTATATACTCAAAAATGAAATATATGATTACCATGGTAATTTAAATACTAATGAATATACAGTTTCGAAAATAACTGATATTAGTTATTTTACATTGGATGGTGATGTATTAGAAGAAAATGATAATAATTCTGTAATATTAATTGAAAATAAGGGTATTATCATTTTATATTTTTATTCTGGTAAACCTTTTTATATAGATGTTTATAATGATAATAAATCTACAAATATTCCAAGAATATTATCAATTTTAAAAGATAAGTATAGAGTAGGTTATAAATTAATTATATGTGGACATTCTATGGGGGCAGGTTTAACATATTTAAATACTCTAGATATATGTGATTTTATAAATGCTGGTGAATTTAATATAAAATTTTCAGACATTTATGTTTATACTACAGGCTTAGGTAGAATATACACCCCATTAATACATAAATTTAAAAGTTACTATGAAATATATAATTTTAATTATGTAGATATTATTTATGGAGATGGTATATATATAGATGGATATTTAGACTATATATTAATAATGAAAAAAAGTTGTAATCCATTAGACAGTAATGCCCCTTTTTATTGTAATAATATTATAAAAAATGGAAGTTCCCCTGATAAAAAACCTCTATATTCTCATAATCATGGTAATTATAATACAAATTTTTCTGAATCGGTTTTGCAGAGTTGGTTTGAAGGAAAAAATGCATATGCTTTGCGTAAAACCCGTGAATTAGAACAATACGATAGTAAAAAAGATAAAGAATTATTAATGTTAGAACGTTCAGATATTGAAGGTATTGAAGATATTGAAGATTATCGTAGATTAGAGTGTTGGAATAATGATTGGGGGGGGTTATATTCTGATAAGTGGAATAAATGTCAAGAATTATTTGATAAAATATATAGTCACAATACTGTAAATACCTTTAAAATTATGCCTGGATTTAATATATCAAGTGTAGCTAAAAATGATATTTTGAAAACAGGGAATTTAAATGATTTATTTTGGCATAATGGATTACCTAGATATCATAGTTTCATATATTATTATAGATGCTTAATATAAATATCTGAATTTTTATATTCATCCATAATTAGGTCAGCTAACTTTGAATAAAGCATATCATCATATTGTAACCATTCTTTATTATATATTCTTATTAATTCATGTATTAGTTCTACAACTTGATAGGATATCCCTGTTATATTATAGAATATTGGTTTATGATCTTTTTTTACAATGTAATTGGTTTCATCGTGTATTATTGAAAACTTACCGGTGTGTGTATCGTGTAGATGATAATGAGAACCAGCTATATTTTCCCATCTTTCATAATGATATTTTAGAGCATCTTTTTTTTCTTCTTCATCTTTTATTTCAACTATTTTCTCACAAATACCGGGTTCGTTTATTAATTGTGATAATAAAAAAACAATTCTTTTATTTGTGCTTAGTGTAATTAACATTTTTAAGCAAGTATCTTTGGATTAATAGTTGAAACTTTCCTTATATCATTTATATTCATATTCATTTTATGAAGGTCTCCTAATTCTATGAATTCAAAATCATCTATATCTTTGGCCCCTAGCTCCACAAAATGATCATAATACTTGAGTAAATTGTGTTGATTAAGTATTTTTAATAATTTAGTGTAAATAGGTTTCTTAAATTTGAGATAAATATAATTGTTTAACCAGTGTTTTTCAATCATTTTTAGAACTTTATCATAAGTGTACCCTACTATATCTTTATTATTGATATTTACTAAAGTTAGACCAGGGTATAAGCCATAGGTTTCATCTGCTACTGTTCCTTTCACTATATTTTTTATTACAGGATGACCATTGCTTTCCCTAAATTCTATTCCTAAATCACCATCACCTTCAAAGAATTCTTCAAAATAATATTCTAAATCACTTAAATCAGATAAACTACATGATTTTTTGATAGGTGTTACACCTTGATCTACTAATTTATTCGGGACACTTTTTGATTTGTTCATTTTAATTAATGATATTATTTAAAATATTATTTAAAATATTATCAAATTTATTATAAAATTATCTTTTTATTTTATCTACCCTCTCCCTCCGGTTCTGGTTCCGGCCCGTGTTCTGGTTCCGGTCCGTGTTCCGGCATTAATCCAATAGATGAATTCTTCATTACTTCTTCATCATATTCCGCAAACATAGCATTATCAATAATCTTAGGTGTAATATCTGGTCTAATTATAATAAGTTCATTTGGAATTACATGGAATAATGTGCCAGATTTTAGAACACTGGATGGTATATCATAATATAATTTATCACTTAATATTTGTTCTGGTGGGTCATCAGCAAAATACCACCCTGCTTTAGTTATTACTCTATAATTATCAGTTCCATGTACGGGACCCAATACATAACCTATATAGTTATCATCCTCAATTTCTCCTTTTATTTTAAATCTTACATATATAGTGTGTGAACGTGTTGATGTCCATTCATTATCTATAGCCATTTTTTCTGCCAATCTCCAGATACCATGATTCATAACATTTCTTTGTAAATAGAAATGATTATCTAGAGTAACTTCATTATTTATAACTAGTTTAAGATATTCTTCATTTGTAGTAATATGTTCTTTAGGTATTACTTTATATATTCCCTCATCTTTCAAAAATTCTAATTTTTCAGTTCTTTCAGTTGTATTAAAAATTATTTTATACTTACTAATTCTGGGTGGTGGGGTAACGGATCTGCCACGGTGAAGCTCAGCCTGCACAGCTACCGATTTTTTTGGTGCGACCAGTGTCATGTGCTGGAGGTGTGAACCTCCTTCTTGTCTCGTTTTCAATACTAAACCATATTGACCAGAACGAATACCTGGTACATTTCCTACAACTTTTACATATATTGGATTATCCGGTGTTGATATCCAATTGTTAGCTATAGCTATTTCCCTTGCATCATAATATGCTCGTTCTAAAGATAATTTTTTTATTAGTTTATCAGTGGGTTGTAAATCATGGTCAATATATCCATCAGGTATTGGACCTACCAGTTCTTTGGTTATGTCATTCTGACATGTATATTTTATTAACCCTTTTTTGTGACTGTTAAACAAAGTTAATGTGGCACTTTTTTCGGGGCTGC